GCGGACGCTTTCCGGGCCAAGTCTGGCGCGCCCGGACCGAATTGGGGGCGCATCCCGTCGCAGCCTATGTACGCCCCAGAACCATACACGGGGCCGTCCGGACCGAATTGGGGGCGCATCCCGTCGCAGCCCATGTATGCCCCAGAACCGTACGCTGGACCGCAGGGCGTGACCGAAGACCAAGTCCTCTCCGCGGATCCGAATGATATGATGGGTGGGGGACCCCCCGTGCGTTTGGGCGCCCAAGGGGACCTGCCCCCGAACGTCGCTATAGGCGACGTATATGGCGACGCGGTTTCGGCGCCCGCCACCGCGGCACCGACAACAAGCCCCCGCCCGCAGCCGCGACCGGACCAAGATCCGTCGCTGTGGGACCGTTTCAGTAGCGGCATCGGCAAGATTGCCGCCGTCAGTCCGACATACCAGATCGGCAAGGCTATTCTCGACCGTCTACCCTCCGGGAAGTCGACGCTGCCGGAGGACTACGACCGAAGGAATAACGAGGACGGCGGGAGCAGCTCCGACCGAGATCGGGACAGTGGGGGCGATAACGATATGCCCGACGAGAAGCCGTCGTGGTGGCCCGAAGGCGTGCCATGGCCGCCCGTGGCGCCGCCTCCGTACGTTCCGTCTCCGTATGTCCCGCCTTCGTATTCGGCGGCACCTACGCCCTATTATTTTTCCCATCCGGGGGTTAACGCTGCCGCTAACGCGGGGCTTGCAGGAATGCCGGGGTCGCCATGGCAGTAGTTGTACCAGATCTTCCGGACCTCTTTGAGGAGGCCTATGAGCGGGCTGGCGTGGAGATGCGCAGCGGGTATGACCTGCGCACGATCCGACGTAGCCTGAATTTGCTGACCATCGAGTGGCAGAACCGGGGGCTGAACCTGTTCACCATCTCTGCGGGGACGCAGGCGCTGATTAGCGGCACGGCCACTTACAGCATGCCGACGGACACGATTGACTTGATCGAGCACCAGCTGCGCACCGGCAGCGGGACCAGTCAGACCGACACCACCCTCCAGCGGATAAGCGTGTCCACTTACGCCCAGCAAACGAACAAGAACACACAGGGGCGCCCGACGCAGATCTACGTCGACCGCGGCGTTACGGAGGTCACTGCGACACTCTGGCCTGTCCCGGACTCTAGCTCGTACACACTGGCGTTTTACCGACTGGTCGGGATTGACGGGGTGTCCTCCGGTGCGGGAACGACCGCGGGCGTGCCGCCGCGGTTTATCCCGGCGTTGGTGTCCGGGCTGGCGCTACATGTAGCCGCCAAGAAGCCCGAGGCCGCGGGGCGCATCCCGATGCTGAAGCAGGATTACGAGGAGCAGTTCCAGCGCGCTGCCGACGAGGACGAGACACGGGCGTCGTTCTTTGTTCGTCCGTTCGGGGGCGCGTGATGGCGTACGCACGGGGTAAACACGCTTTCGGGTACTGCGACCGGACCGGGTTTCGCTACCCGCTGAAGGATCTTGTTTGGGAGTACAAAAACGGCGTAAAGACTGGCATGCGTGTCGGGCGCGATGTGGTGGACGGGGACCACCCACAGAACTTTATAGGTCGGGTCAAAGTGTTCGATTCCCAAGCCCTGAAGGACGCCCGCCCCGACACCAGTCAGGCAGAGAGCCGGGCGCTGTTTGCTTGGAACCCTGTAATGAACTCGCTGGTGTATATGACCGGCGGCGTTGGAACTGTAACTGTAGAAGGAGACTGATATGCGCGTTATGGGTAAGAAGATGAAGTTCGAGGACGTTTCCCCCCACGCGGAGATGGGCGAGCACAAGAAGTCCCCGCGGCCGAAGGCGCGGCCGAAGAAGTCCCCGCGGCCGAAGGCGCGGCCGACGAAGTCGCTGACGAAGAGGATGACGAAGAAGATGGCCAAGGGCGGCATGTGCCGCGGTATGGGCGCGGCGACGCGCGGCGGCAGGTACTCCAAGATGGGGTGAGGTAGATGAACTACACAGAACTCAGCACGGCGATACAGAACTACACGGAGTATGCGGAGACGACGTTCGTCTCCCAAATCCCTACGTTCATTCGTCAGGCTGAGGAGCGCATCTTCCGGACGATACTCATTCCGGAGCTGCGCAAGAACTCCACGGCTACGCTGGCGGCGAGCAGCCAATACTTGGCGCGGCCGGGCGACTTTCTCGTGGCGTTCTCGTTGGCCATTATCGACGCCGACAACGAACACACGTACCTGATCGACAAGGATGTGAATTTCATCCGGGAGGCGTACCCTAACGCTGCCACAACCGGCGTGCCGAGGTATTACGCTCAGTTCGATGGGTCGAACACGTCCAGCGACGGGCATTTCCTCATCGCCCCCACGCCGGCGCTGAGTTACACGGTAGAGCTGCATTACTACTACGACCCACCGTCTATCGTGGACAGCGCGACTTCGTGGTTGGGGGATAATGCGGAGTCTGCGCTGCTGTACGGCGCCCTCGTGGAGGCGTATACGTTCATGAAAGGCGAAGCCGAGCTGCTCGCGCAGTACGACAAGCGCTACAATGAGGCTCTCATGCAGGTGGGGGGTATCGCGCGCAGGAGCATGACGGATACATACCGCACGGGCGAGCCGACGCGGGGAAGGTAGAACCATGGACATACAAATTAACGGGGCGCGAGTGCTGACGACCCAAAATCGTGGCTTCACGACCGAGGAGTTGGCACAGCAGTGCGCAGACAAGTTGGTGTCTGTGTCGGACACGGCGCCTCCGGAGATCCGAGACCAAGCGCACGCGTTTCGGGCGCGGATAGTCTTTTTGGTTCGGCATTACCTCGATCAGGCTGTGCAAAGCGACCGCACTACGATATACAATGCACTAAGAGACGCCGGGCACCCCCAGCTGGGCGAGCTGATAAGGAGACTGTAATGGCCTTTACCGGGGATTTCCTCTGTACCTCGTTCAAGCAGGAGCTGCTTACGGGTACGCACGACTTCACGCTGTCGACGGGGTCTACGTTCAAGATTGCGCTGTATGACAACAACGCGTCGTTTACCGCTGCCACGACTGACTATACCGCGACCAACGAGGTCTCGGGCACGAACTACAGTGCCGGGGGCAACACGCTGACGAATGTCACGCCCTCGACGTCCGGTACGACGGCGTTTACCGACTTCGCGGACAGTACGTGGTCTACGGCGACGATCACTGCGCGGGGCGCCCTGATCTACAACTCTACGGCGGGTACCAACGCCGTGTGCGTCCTCGACTTCGGCTCGAACAAGACGGCCACAGCGGGCGACTTCACGGTGGTGTTCCCGACGCCGGACGCGAGTAACGCCATCATTCGTATCGCGTAAGGGTTTCTGCTATGGCGGTCCTCGCTAATCGCGTCAAAGTCGCAACTGCGACGACAGGCACCGGGACGATAACTCTCGGTGCCGCTGAGTCTGGCTATCAGTCGTTTGCTGATGGCGGCATTACTGACGGCCAGACTGTTAGTTACGCCATTGAAGACGGTGCAAATTGGGAGGTAGGCACTGGCACTTATACCGCCTCTGGCACGACACTCTCACGGACGGTGAGCGAAAGCAGCAACTCGGATTCCGAGATCAGCTTGTCTGGCTCTGCTGTTGTGTTCATCACGGCGAGGGCCGAGGACATTCAACAGCCGCCTTCCGAGGGCGCGTTTGTTGATGGTGACAAGACCAAGCTGGACGGCATCGAGGCGGGTGCTACTGCCGATCAGACCGGCGCGGAGATCAAAGCGCTTTACGAAGCGGAGCCAAACACAAACGCGTTCACCAACTCAGAGCAAACTAAACTGTCGAACATCGAAACGAACGCTGATGTAACCGACACCGCGAACGTCACCGCCGCAGGGGCGCTGATGACTGGCGTTTATGAGTTTACATTCGACGCCGCCGAATTAGAGGCCGCCGAAACGAACGGGGCGGCTTGGTACGTTGAGGAAAAAAGCAACGGCGCAATGGTGCGCGGCTGGCTGTTCGATGACAGCATTGAGCAAAGTGTCTGGCTGCAAATCGGCGGCATGTTCAAGAGCTGGAACGAAAGCACGATTCAAGTTGCTTTTGAATACGAGAATGTCACAGCCACCAGCGGGAATGTGGTTTGGGCAGCGGCAGGATTTGCGGTTGGCGACGACGACACAATCAACGGCACCGAAGGCACCGCGCAAACGGTGACGGACGCGGTGAAAGGCACCACCGGAGACAAGGCAACCAGCGCCTACACATCGGACATAACGCTTGCCGGTACACCTGCCGAAGGCGACGGGATTTGGCTTCGACTTTACCGCGATGCGACTGACGGCAGCGACACGGCGTCAGGTGACGCCAAGCTGATTGCGGTGAAAATCAAAATCACCATCAACGCTGCAAACGACGCATAAGGAGGGGTTCGAAGTGGGTTATGTAAACGACGATAACGGCGACCCGGCCCTCTACCTTTTCGAAGGTGACGCCGAGCCGAGGCACTATGAGAAAGTTGCCGGAGGAACGGTGGAAACCGGCGCAATTCTTCGCAATCCGAAAAGTAAACTCGGCCCCGATCAGCACCCGGTTTGGAAGCGCCGCATTGACGCAGAGCCGCCGGATTTTGACAGTGCGACACACGAACCGCCGCGCCCTGAAGTAGCCGTTGGGGAGACGACAATTGTTTATGGCTGGGCGGCTCCGGTTGAAAAAACCGCAGAGGCGATTGAGGCCGCGCGCGAGAAAGAGCGGGAACGGCTGCGTCAGCGTGTTGCGTTGCTTGACGGATTTGAGCGGGCTATCGTCAGGTGGGCGCTCGACATAGAAAACCGGGTTCGCGCGCAGGCCATTCCGACTCAACAACCCGTTACGCCCGAGCAGTTTTTGGAAGCCTTGGTAGACCTGTCAAAATGACGATCAAGGATAGAATCCGGGCAGGGTGGCGGCGGCGATTGATTACGCACTCCGTCCAAAACGTCGGCAACGGCCTGCCGACGATGCCAACCACTATCCGCGCCGGAGACTTGGCTGTGATTGCCGCCTTTGCGGAGGACAACACAACGACACCACCGGCCTCATCGACTCCGACAGGCT